TTTCAGACAATTCAACGAGTTTTCAAAGTTGTTCACACAACACGAAAAAACAGTGTCCGCGGTAGACGGACACCATTAGTCCGTCTAGCACGAACACTTGTTCGATGTGGATAACTTATTATGAACACAAGTTCTGATTGACAAAATTATCAGCAAAGTATAAAATAAACTATAGATGGTATTAGACCATCAGAAAGAGAGGAAAATTTTATGGTAATCAATGTACACGCGGGACATAACCCGCACGGAAAAGTAGCTTGTGGTGCAGTAGGCTTAATTTCTGAATCACTCGAAAACAGGCGTGTAAAAGACTTAGTAATTGATGAACTCCGGCGCATGGGTCACACCGTTTATGACTGCACAGTCGAAAACGGACTTACACAGTCTGATGTGCTAACTAAGATTGTAAAGAAGTCAAATGCGCACACGGTCGATCTTGATTTGTCGATACACTTCAATGCATCAAGCTCTGCGGCGTCCAATGGAGCGGAAGCATGGGTGTATAACGATAAATCAAAAGCCGTGGATAAAGCTAACGACATTTTAAATTCAATCTGTTCGCTTGGCTTTAAGAATCGCGGTGTTAAAAAGTCGGAAAAGTTGTACTTTTTGCGTAAGACGAAAGCTCCCGCCGTCATTATAGAATGTTGCTTTGTAGGCTCTGAAAAAGATGTATCATTATACAACGTTGAGGAAATGGCGGCGGCTATTGTATACGGAATCACTGGTACAAGGTGCATTGGTACAGATGAAACGGAAAAAACATTGCAGAAAGATGAAGAGGACGTTGCAGAAATTATAGGCGTTGGTAAGATTTACCGCGTATGTGTTTTAGACCAAAAAGGCGCTTTTCACAATGCGCAAAATGCTGCAAATTTGAAAGTAGCACTTGAGAAAAGCGGTTACAATGTACTGATAACAGAATCATAAGGAGAAAAATGAACAAAAAGAAAATTATTGCAATAGCTAAAAAAGTATGTGAAAAATGGTATGGTGTCCTCGTGGACACCATAGCTATGTATAGTGATGGTTCGAGCGCTATAGTATTTGCCGTCGACACAGAAGTTACAGTACAATTTGTTACAGTAGAGGTAAACAAAAAAGAGAATGTAAACGACATTATAGAGAGAGCAAATACACGCATAGCATTTACTATATGCGCGGAAAGGATAAGGCATGTATAACAAAGACTATCTTTTATCTTTGCGTGGAAAACAGCGGCGTGAGATGTATAAACAGCTTGTACCGCTTGCAAATAAGCAAAAAGCGCGGATTGAAAAAGCGGGCTACAAGAAAGAAAGTGTGCTGAATGTGCTAAGGAAGAGGGATGAATGGAATATAGATAAGTACAATCAGCGCGCTTATCTGAAACTTGTGCGATTTGTGACAGCAAAAAGTCACACATTGACAGGGATAAAAGAGATAAGGCAAGAGCGAACACAAGCACTTAGAAACTTAGGAATATCAGAAGAGTTGTTAAACGATCAAGATTTCTACGCTTTTTTACACTCTCAAGAGTATAAAAGCTTAAAAATGCGCAATCCATCAGAAGACATTATTGAAATATATGATTTGCTATACAAAGAGGGTAAATCAGCGGACGAAATAAAGTTAGAACTAGAGGAATATAGCTCGGCAATGCATACATATGTAAAAGGTAGAAGCCTATGGTAATACAAACATTTTATACAAAAAACGGGAAAGAATATACAAAAAATGAAACAGTTTATACAGTATACGATTACCCATATAACGTAATAAATTGGAATTATACTACAGTTAGAAAAAAAGGTAAAGGGGCTATAGCTTACATAGATAGACCCGCAACATTTGATATAGAATCTACAACAGTAAACAGTGAAAAGCCTTATGCGTTTATGTATCATTGGCAATTATGTTATAGAGGTAACGTCTGTTTTGGCACAAGGTGGGAAGAATTTACTAAGTTTTTAAGTAAACTAGGAGAGTACCTAGAATTATCAGCTTCAAAACAATTAGTTATTTATGTTCATAATTTAGCTTATGAATTTATGTTTGTAAAGGATTTTTTATATATAGAATCACTTTTTGCGCGTGAATCGCACAAGGTTATTAAATTTAATGCCTGTTTAAAGTCTGATTATTTAAAAACAATAAACAAATTGAATGTTTCACGTGAAACATTTCCGCATTTTGAATTTAGGTGTAGTTATTTTTTATCAAACATGAGTTTATCAAAATTTTGTGAAAACTCAAAATTTTGTGTACATTATAAGCTACAAGATAGATATGATTATAAAAAAGTGCGCACGCCGGATACACCGCAAACTGAAACAGAGTTAGCATATGATTATAACGATGTAAAAGGACTTGAGGAATGTATACTGTCAAAAATGGATGATTACAATGACACACTAGCAACAATACCTCTAACATCGACCGGATACGTGCGCCGTGAAATGCGCAAAGCTTGCAGAGAGGACAAACATTATAGGGAATTATTTGAAAGTCTCATTCCTACGCCGGAAGTATATACATTATTACGAAAAGCTTTTCGCGGCGGAAATACACATGCAAGTAGATACTACGCAGATGCAATAGTTGAGAATGTCTACAGTATGGATAGAGTGTCAAGTTATCCAGCATGCATATGCTCGGACTTATACCCTATGACACCGTTTATAGAGTATGTACCAAAAAACTTTACACAATTATTATCTGATTGTAACAAAAAACAAAACGCTATCATTATGCAAGTAACGTTTAAATCTATAACAGTACATGATGATGTGACAGTGCCTTATATTGATTTTGCACACTGTACAGCATTTAGCAAGGAATACATAAACGACAACGGGCGCGTGCTATCGGCTGATTGGGTAACGTATGCATGCACAGAACTAGACTTTATCATTATTTGCAAACAATACCATTTTGAAGACATAGAGTGGCTATGCGGATATATGGCGAAAAAAGATTATTTGCCTGCACCAATAGTTAACACTATGTTAAAGTTTTATGACAAAAAAACTCAACTTAAAGATGTAGTTGGGAAAGAATACGAGTACATGAAAAGTAAAAACAGCTTAAATTCTGTTTTTGGCACGATGGTGACCGATATATGTCATGATGAAGTGGTTTACGATAATGGTGAATGGTCTAAGGTTACGCCGGATTTGATAGAATCAATATTACAATATTCCGCATCAAAAAACTCATTTTTGCTATATCAGTGGGGTGTCTACATTACTGCCAATGCTAGATGGGAACTACAGAAAATGATAGACGCGGTAGGATGGGATTTTGTTTATGCAGACACTGATAGTGTTAAATTTATAAATAAACAACACTTACAAAGTTTTAAAGATCGCAATGAGTATTTATTGACACAACATCAACGTTACAGAAATTATGCAGACCGAAAAAACGAAGACGGAACGGTAACTAGATATTACTTGGGCGTATGGGATGATGATGGCTACTATAAAAAGTTTAAAACGCTTGGTGCTAAAAAGTACGCGTATATATCTGATGATAAAGATAAAAAAGGAGAAATAAAAAAAGATGTTTTGCATGTAACGGTATCTGGTTTATCAAAGCAAAAAGGTGCGGCAGAGTTAGAGCGCGGAAACGGCATAGCTGATTTTAAAATTGGAAAGCTTTTTACTGATTCTGGACGCACCGTGTCTTATTTTAATGAATCGAACATACATTCGATAACAATAACAGATTATATAGGTAAAGAATCAACATTTACAACAGCGTCAAATATAGCTATAGTAGATACATCTTACACTTTAGGCATTACAGACGAGTATTCAGAAATCATAGGAAAAAATTTTATAGATAATTGCGAATAAATGCTTGACATATAATTATCATAGGTATATAATACATAATGTAAGGAAACAAAGTACAAGAAAGTGAGGAAATAAACATGAGAAGATCGTTTTATGAAAAGGTAAAAAAGAATGGCACAGTTGACACCAAAAACTACAGATATGTATTAGAAGATTTTGGAAAATGTGGCGCGATTGCCTATTAAATATCTGGACACAACAAAAGCATACGGCGGATGGAAAAATTATTAAAATTCCTGTTGAGTGGAAATAATCATGGAGGTACAATAGTATGAAAATAAGCAAAGAAGAAGCTGTGTATGCAGTGTTGAAAATGGTGGTTGATGATAAAATTAGTTTGCACATGATTTATAACGGACTATGGTTATATAATTTATTAGTAGGACTTGGATTATCAACCCCAGAAGTTATAGATGCTAACCTTGAGATAAAAGAAGCAATTCTAAATTGTTTAAAAGAAAATTTAAAAATTTAGAAAAAACTTCTTGACATTCCGGCAATAAGCGTATAATAGATAATGTAAGGAACATATAAACAACGCAACAAAACAGAAAGTGAGGAAACACAATGACAAAGAAAGAAAAAGAAATTTACGATTTTACAAAAAAGACACATGAAAGAAAATAATTTAAGTCCTTTTGGTGGGTCAATATTTTTCTATATTGGCGGCGCATTTCCTGACGCTAAAATGGAAAATGTATTGAATGTTGTTAATCAGTTAATAGATGATAGTATTGCATTGAATAAATCGAGATTAGCAAGCTTCATGGGATTTTAAGAAAGTGAGGAAACAACATGACAGTATCAGAACTTTACAACGCCAATGACACATGGATAGGGGATGAAAAATTCTGTTTATTAGATGCACATGGAAAATGTATTGAATTAGACGAAGAACTTATAACATTAGTAGTAAAATACGCAAAAGCAGAAGTAAAACATTTTTCTAGAAATTATATAACTTTAGCTTGACAAAATAGACCAAACACGATATTATAATCATGTAAGAAAAAATAAACAACAAAGCACAAGAAAGTGAGGAAACAAAAATGGTAAGAATAACAGAAGATACACGGTATAATTTAATGCGAGCGGTAGAAAGATATAGTAACTACTATAAAAACACGACTCACACTTATTTCTTTAAAGGAATATACCGTGATACAGACAATACTTTTGTCTTTCACGTCACAAGAATTTCTAATAAAGATCTCGGGCGTTTGGTAGAACCGGAATCGGTTGGATATATTAAATTATATTTTGAGAATAATACCAAAAAGACCGAATTTTCAGATAAAGCCGAAACGGGAGAAACATTCTCCCGTCACTGAAAAGATAGCAACTTACAGTCTGACGATGGCAAGCTATAACAAGCTACGCAGTTTCGCTACATTATACAAAGAAAGAGAGGAAAGCAAAATGGAAAAGGTAATTTCCAGAACTATCCCAACAAAAGTAGTATACCAGATTATGACGGTATCGCCAACAGACGGCATTAAAATGGGAGACCTTGTAGAATGGGATCATGTGATTACCACAGCGGCGGAGAGCGACGAGATTTTAGAGTCTTTCGGTATTGCAAAGGGTAATCTGATTGAGGTTGACCGGAAAGAGGAAACCCGCTTCATGCCGTTGTCTACGTTCATTGAAAATTCGATGACAGCAGAAGAGTACGACGCCTACAAAGCGTCAAAGAAGTAGAGATCATAGCAAGCAACACTTTAAAATGTTTCACGTGAAACATGCTTGCACCATTATTTAACATTAAATTCAATTAGAGAAAAGGAGAAAATTATGTTATACGCAACAGGTAAGGTTTATTCCACATTTTCAAACGATGGCAAGTTTTCCATCATGGTAGAGATCACAGATGAAGCCGCGGCAGAGCTGATCGAAAAAGCGGGTCTGAACACCGAGATTGACTGCCCGATTAAGACGACCGATGACGGCACAAAGCTTGTAAAGGCACATACCCAGTTCGACTTTCCCGTTTATCTTGACGGTGTTGAACAGAAATCGGACGACGAGACAGCAATTAAGGCGGAAGAGATCGGTGCTGATTCCGAAGTAGAAATTGCGTTTAAGGTTGTTGAGGGCAAGTACAAGGGAAAGAAGTACCAGAGCGCATACCTCAAGGGAATTGACATTTCCAAGCTTGTTCCCGCAGAACCGTACAACCCGTTTAATCGGTAAGATCGGCGTGCAATGCCATTCACGGCTTTGCACGGCGTAAGAATGGCATTTATGGCATGTACGGCAAAACCGGCATGAAGCGGCATGGCTTGCCGTACATGGCATAAAACATAATTTTATATGGTACTATTGCACATACTTCAATTACTAAATTCCTCATACATTCCTTACGAAATGTCCTATGTCCGAGTAATTGGAGTGTGTGGAGTAGTACCGGATTGGTTTTTGTGGGCGTAAACCGACGGGAAAAACCGTGCCCCGCGCCGTGGTTGGTGCGAGCCGATACCGCGAAACTCTAAAACTATCAACGCGGCGGTAATTCTGTTAATTGCTACCGCCGCAGAAAAGAGGAGAAAAAATGAGTATTGTAATTGTAATGTTGTTTATTGCGCTTGATTTTATCACGGGAATTGTTATGGCAGTTAAAAACAGTAATTTTAACAGCAGTGTGATGCGTGACGGACTTTTTAACAAGTTCGGTGAAATCGTCATTGTGGCTGTTGGGTTTTTGATTGACTACGGACAGAGTTTTCTTGATATGGGCTTTAGCGTTCCGGTGCTTGAGAGTATTTGTGTATATATTATTTTGATGGAAATCGGCAGTATTTTGGAAAATGTCAGCCGGATAAATAAAAGCTTAGTGCCAGAAAAGATAAGAGAGATCTTGGAGAAAGCGCCTAAGAAATAAGAAATGTTTCACGTGAAACATTATTGGCGCGTAGTTCAGAGGGAGAACAGTAGATTTTGATTCTATAGTCACGGGTTCAATTCCCGTCGCGCTAGTTTGGGGAGGAAACGTAATGTCTTTTTATACTCTTGATAGTATAAAAAAAATAAAAGACTTAGATAATGATGAACCAATTTTGAGAATGATTATTGGAAACCGTAGCGCCGGAAAGACAACGGCACTTTTAATTGAAAGTTTGAAAAATGTACAGAATGATAAACAGGTTGTCTTTTTGTATCGGACACAGGACGAAATTTCGAGCAGTGGAAAGATGTATGAAGATGTACTGGATATTTACCCAGAGTATGGAAAAGTTGTGACTAATAAAAGCATTGTAAAAGGGCTAATCAGTGCAATGATGTTACATGATAAAGATGATAATGCTAAATTACTTGGATATGCGGTATATTTCAACAATACTGATAAACTTAAAAAATATAGCCCAATGTTTAAAGACGTTGCTATGATTGTTTTTGATGAATTTGTACTTGAAAACAATGGCTATTTAAAAAATGAAATAACAAAATTTGAGAGTACGTTGAGAACGATCTGTAGAGGTAAAGGGAAACAGGTACGAGAAGTACCAACTTATTTAATGGCGAATTATGTAACGCTTTTGAATCCGTATTTTATTTATTTTGGCATACACAAAAGACTACGGGATAACACTAATTTTTTGCGGGGGCATGGATGGGTTGCACAATTTGTTATTAACAAGGACGCGCAAAACGCCATGAATGAAAGCAAATTTGCAAAGGTGTTTAAAAATAGCCAGTATCAGAAAAGTAGCGCGGATGGCGTGTATCTATGTGATGCAAGCGCTTTTGTGGAAAGTGTTAGCGGAAACAGCCGTTATATATTTACGCTCGTTTGCGGGAAAGATAGTTATGCAGTCAGAGAGTACCCAGAAAAAGGTATTGTGTATATTGACAGGACTGTTGACCAGAGTTGTAAATATCGCTTTACGTTTGACGCGAGCAGTCATAACGCCGATACTTTGATGTTGAGTAGCCAAAGTTTTATTTATGATTATCTTAAACGGTCTTATGACTTGGGATTGTTAAGATTTAAAGATCTGAAATGTAAAGATATTGTGCTTGATATACTTAGTGTGAGGTTGATGTGATGGGTAGACGATCTGATTATCGTGATTATGGTTACACTAGAGCAGTTTGGAACGGCTTATATAATTTAATCAACAACGAAATAGGTTTAGCCGCGTTGCTTGGTAACTTATGGGCGGAGAGTGGAATTGTGCCTTATAGGTGCGAAAACGATAATAATAGTACAAATTTTTTTAATAGAAGCCGTATTTATACTAACAGTGTAGATAATGGTACTATAACGCGCGAACAATTTATAAACAGCGGTTTAGACGGAGATACAGTGCATAAGGGTTATGGGTTGGCACAATGGACATACTACACGCGTAAGACAGGTTATTATGATGCATGGAAAAGCGGTGGATATAGTAGTATAGGTAGCATTGAATTAGCGCTTTATTATTTAAGTTACGAACTAGAAACATCATTTTCGAGCACTCTTGAGGTTTTACGAAATGCTACAGATATGCGCACAGCGAGCACATATGTGCTTAAAAACTTTGAAAATCCAACCTTGCAGGGGCAAGATGTCCAAGATTATCGTTTTGCTTGTAGTATGGATGTTTACGACGATATGCATGGTAACTTGCCGCCGGAAATAAAAGTGTTGACTATAGAACCTATTAGTGCTAGTATAGTAGATGGGGGGAGCGTTAGAATTACAGTTAATGCTAACTCTGAATGGACTTATAATCTTGGACAGTATTTAGCCGCGACAAAAGAAGATAATGCTTTGATCGTTAGCGGCAACGCAAACGGTGCGCAAGTTACAAGCGTTGTAAACTTTTGGTTGGTGGATGATAGGAACGTTACTGCACAATGTCAGATTGGTATAAACAGACCCGCGCCGCCCGCGCCGGAGATTAACGTTACCCCCTACAGCCAACAAGCAAACGTTGGTACTGTTGTTAGATTTAATGTAAGATCAATTTATGATTGGGGAGTTAGCGTACCAAACGGAGCGGAACTTGTTAAAAAAGAAAGAGGTTATTGTTATATTAAAGTAAATGTTACAGCATTGCGGCGTGTAATTATTCGTTTTTTTGTATTAAGTGATACAAATATTTACCAAGAATGTACAATCAATATATCTGGTGTAGCGCCTATTCCAAGCGCTAGAAAAACACCATTTATATATTATTTAAAACCATTTTTAGGGAAAGGTAGGTAGAAGAATGACAGCAGACGAAGCTTTAAAAGCGATCTTGGGAAAGATCGAAGCGCCGGAAGAATTGGACGAAGAAATCAATGTGATTACAGAATCTATCAGAAGCGGCGCAAATGTAACAGACGACGGCTACAAAGAACGCTATGAGGGCTTGCGCGAAAAGTACATTGCGCGTTTTGGCGAGATGTTAGCCGGACAGGAAACACCGCGAACGGGCATTGAAGAGCCGAAAGCAGATGTAAGTGTGATCGAAGATGTGACGCCGGAAATGCTTGATTTTGATGGCAGTACAGAGTAAGAGAGGAGAAAGAAATGGGTAATAAAGTACCGGCTACAAACGTAGCCATTTTGAACGCAGTGCGATCAATGCAGAGCTTGGAATATCAAAACAGAATTCCAGAAGCGACAGCAGAGAATATCTCAAGTATCTATGAGAGTTTGTTGAACATTGTTCCGTTGCGTAACGCGTTTGCTAATGCATTGGTTGAACAGATTATGGAGCAGAGAATCGAAACCGTATTTTTTGAGAATCCGCTCGGAGTGCTTAAGAGAGACCCTATGCGGTACGGTGGCACGGAAGAAGAGATTTTTATCAACATGGCAAAAGGCAAGCAGTTTAACCAGTTTGCGACCGTTGCAGAACTGTATGCCTATTATCAGTCAAGCGTTATGGCGGCTTACCACAAAATTACGCCCCCTATCCAGTACGCGGTTACAGTTACCTTTGACAACTTGCGTACAGCGTTTAGATCAGAGTATGGTGTGCGCGATCTGATTAACGCAAAAGTACAATCACTTTTTGCGGCGGCGAACTGGGATGAATATTTATGCATGAAACGGTTAATCGAGAGTGCGAGCGCGTCAGATCAGCTTTACGCGGTTAATGTTGCAGACCCTACAGCGAGCGCAGAAAACGCTAAAAAACTGACAAAGCTTGTAAAAACTTACATCGGACAGATGAAATTTCCCCATCCAGAGTACAACATTGCCGGAGCAGACAGTTGCGCAAACGATCAGACGATCTTTTACATCACTACGCCGGAGATCGACGCGGAGTTAGACGTTGAGGTACTTGCTACAGCTTTTAACATGAGTAAGGTTGACATTACTGTTCGCAAGATCATCATTGACAAGTTTGACGACCCGAATATTAAGCTTGCGGTATTCGATATGCGATTCTTCAACGTACGCGAGAACTTCCGGACACTGACGGATTCGAGAAATGGTGCGGCTTTGACTTGGAATTACTTTTACACAATGAGCGAAATGTTTTCCTATTCTCCGTTTTTCCCATGCATTGTTTTTACTACGGACACTGTCGGTCTTACAACCGTAAGCGTTACGGACACTGCCGGAAACGTGGGAACAGACGTGGAGATCACAGCATTAGTAACCGGAGACAGCCAGTACACGCCGCAGATGCTCGATTTTGATGTTGAGGGTGCGACGAGCCAGTATACAAGTTTTATTCCGGGGTCTAATATCTTGCATATTGCAAATGACGAAAAAGCGGCAACGCTTACCGTTAAAGCGACATCAAGATATAATAGCGCGATCAGCGGAAAAGGTACTGTTACAGTCAATCAGTAAATGTTTTCACTCGAAACATTGATTTGAGGGGAGCACAATGCTCCCCTAGAAATGAGGGAACATGGATAACATGATACCGATGCCAACACAAAAAAACGTAGATGGAATAGCACCTGTTGCGCAAGTGAGAATATGCAGAGGGATTCCATGGGATTCGTCCTACAATCATGTAAGACTTTTCAATAGCCGAGAAGAACTTTTCGCATATGTTGATAGCAAAGCGATCTATGCTACTGACAACGCCGCACCAGTCAAGCGTGGTTATGCAGACTTTGCTGCACCAGTAAACGAATTATACGCTGACAGCGCAAACTATATTGCTTTTAAAAATGTAGGCTATATGGATAATTGGATGTATGGTTTTATTACAAGCGTAGAACCGTTGTCTGTTAATTCCTGTCGTGTACATTTTATAATGGACGTTTGGACAAATTGCCAGTTTGATATGGTGTTAAATAAGTGCTATATCGAGCGTCAAATTGTAAAAAAGTCTGATGATGTTATAGGCAAGTATACTTTTCCCGAAGGATTAGAGACAGGAGATTATATCGTCAAACAAGAAACGGAACAGAATTATGATGCGCCGGAACTAAGTGACCGAAACATTATGAGCGTTGTTATTCCGAGTGCGTTTGACGAGAGCGGAAATTTTAACGGCGGAGAATTTAGAGATGGTGTGTATACTGCTATCACTTTTAACGTTTTCGATAATGGAGACGGCGTAAACGATTTTTTAATTGCCGCTAACGCAAACGGTACGATCGACGGAATTTTAAACGCGTTTATGATGCCAACAAGTTTTATAGCTGAAGAAACACAATTCAAACAATTAAATTTACCTAAAAAATACGACAGCATTGATGGATATGTACCAAAAAACAAAAAGCTTTTTTGTTATCCGTATAATTTTTTATATGGTAATAACAACAACGGTACGGGAATTGAGTATAAGTATGAATATTTTTCAAGCGAAGCTTGTAGTTTTACTTATACTGTAGCAATGACACCCAACCCGTTATTAGTATCTTATCCAATACAGTATAAGGGCTTTGCACAGGATTACACAGATATGCTTACATTTTCGGACTACCCAAAATGCGCAATAATGACAGATGCGTACAAAGCATATGTTGCACAGATGACAAGTACGGCGGGAGCGAGTGCTTTAATAAGTGCCGGAGACGTAGTGTCACAAGGTGTTGACACAGCCGCCGGAGTTTTTAGCGGAGTTGGAAAAGCATTATCTGGTGCAGGTTTTGGATTTTTGGGTGCGGCGGCAAGTGCGGGCGGGAACGCCATAGCGACAGGAAAGCAAGCCGCGAGTGATGCTTTTAAGTCTAGCCCACTTGCAACACTTAGTAGCACTGATTGGTCGGAGGTTATAGGAGACGGTATAAAATCCGTTGTCAACCATTTTTTACAACCGAGCGGAAATGTTACCACATCTAGTGGAAATGCAAGCAAAATTATAGGTAACGATCACATCAGCTATTACCCGATGCAGATTCGTGCAGAGTATGCACGTAAGATTGATGATTATTTTACAATGTTTGGCTATAAGATTGGCGAAATTGGTACACCATCAATCAATAACCGGAACGCGTGGGATTTTGTCAAAACACGTAATTGCACAATCAGCGGAAACATTGATTTAGATTACCTTGCCATTTTGCGATCTATTTTTGATCGTGGTGTGACAATATGGCATACTAATGACATTGGTAATTATGGACTTGCCAATAATTGATAAGGAGAAATGGAAATGAAAAATCAATCAAAAGATGCTGAATATTTTAGTGTACCACAATACCGAAACTATTATATTCGATATTTCAACATGCTACATGAAATGATTGTGAACCGTTTTGAGTGGCTAGGACTGCCGGACGAAATTCCGCCGAGAGTAATCGAAGATTATCTTTTTTGGTGGGGGCAAGCAGTGTTTTTTGAGGATGATGTACTTGAAAAATATGCTCTTATGAAAACCAATATGGGCGGAACTGTAGATATTTACGGCGTACCGAATATGCGTTTTGCATATGCGCAACAGTATTTTAAAACTCTTAATAAAGCAAACAGCGTTATTGTTTGGGATAGTGCCATTGGTTATCCTAGCGTAGATTATGTACAGATGTATGCGGAGAGTTTGGCTAATATGAGAATGACAAGAAATTTAAACATTTACGCACAAAGAACACCTGTTATTATTGCAGGTAGCGATAACCAGAGATTAAGCACAAAAAACCTTTTTAAACAGTATAATGACTTTGTACCTTTTATTTCTGTCAGAGACGGCGTAAGCAACATTGACAATATAAAAGTGCTCAACCTAAACCCACCGAACGTTTTCGGCGACATAACAACAGCAATGCGGCAAGAAATTGCTGACTTTTGCATACAGTTTGGTATAAATAACATTGACGGCACAAAAAAAGAGCGTTTAATTACAAGCGAAGTCGAACAAGATGCAGACCTTACGTTAATTAACCGCCAGTCTTTTTTAGGTGTGCGAAAACGTGCTTGTGAACAGATTAACCGTTTGTTTGGACTTGAGGTTGATGTACGATACATTGGCAGCGGCTTAGGTGTAGAGCGAAAAGAAAACCTTGCAAATGGAGGTGGCGAAAATGGCAACATATACGACCAGACTTAGAGACTATATCGAAAGTTTTTCAGACTGGAAAGATTTAAACGCAACTACTTATGACAAGATCGAAAAAGGTATGCCGAAACTTTTTGACTTTACGTTTCCTTGGTACAATGATGATGAATCAAGCCGAACAGAATTTGAGCGTATGTTTATCATACATTTTTACATGTGCGAGATCGGTTTTGAAACGATTGGTCTTTTTAAGCTTAGACTTAATGATACATTACGGCGCAACATGCCTAGATACAAGGCATTATATGACAGTAATTTGAGTGTAACGCAAATTTTAGAGAATACAAATATAACATTTGACGATACCGACACGAGTGACGGAAATAATACTTCACAAGCCGATAGAAGTATGAACGACACAAATAATAGCACATCTAATGACCAACGTATTAACAGTGATAACCCACAAGTCAATTTTTCCGGTACTGATTACGCAAGCGGTATGACTAGAGGACAAAGTGCCGGAGAGGACAGCCGCGCAGTTAGCGAGCGAAACACGGGGAGTAGTAATACGTCAATCGTAGACACTAGCCATCGTACAGAAAAAGGGTGGCGAGGAAGTAAAATGAACGAACTAATTATGTACCGCGAGCACATTGTAAACGTTAATAATGCGATTATTGCAGATTGCGAAGAATTGTTTATGTCAATTTTTGACGATTTTTCCGAACATGGAAACGATTTTAATATGGCAGCTTATGGAAACCGCGGAAACTTGGGCTTATCTATTGATTGGATGAGATAGAGAGGAGAATAAAATGGCGAACAAAATTAACCCATTTAACCCTAACGTAAATTCTGGACTGTATAACGTACATTTTCCAGACTTTGCATTTTGGTTGCAAAAAACTCAACCACTTGTTTATGATGATGCGCTCTCGTATTATGAGGTATTATGCCGGATTAGCGCAATGCTTAATCAGCTTATTAAACAGGTAAACGATCTTACAGACGCACAAAAGCAATTTATTAAAGACGCAACAGACCTTTTAAACAAGATTATAAACGAATGGAACTCTATTGTCGATCAATGGAATAACATTGTGACAGAATGGAACTCTATTGTCGATCAATGGAATAACATTGTGACAGAATGGAAC